GCCAAACAGGGATCAGATCGACCACAAGGTCGGGCTCGAGCAGGGCGGCAGCAACGAGGACTGGAACCTCCAGCCGCTGTGCGTCCCGTGCCATGACAAGAAGACAGCACGCGAGGCATCGGGCCGAAGCCTGAATGCGAGCGGTTCTCAATATCGCACCTGAGGGTGCACCAATGTGGGGAGGGGGCGGGTCGAAAGTCTGGAACCTTTCAGGACTGGAAACCGGGCGCTACCTCACGCGGACAAAAAATCACCCTGGAGGGTTTTGTTAATGGCCCTGACAGGCAAGAAGAAGGCTTTCGCGGAAGCCGTTTTGAAGGGTTTCTCCAATAAGGAAGCCGCAATCAAGGCGGGCTACAGCGCGGCGACTGCATCGGCTGCCGGCTCCCGACTTGTTAAAGACCCGAGGGTGGCGGCGCACCTGGCCGCTGCGCGGGAAAAGCCTGCCGCGGCGATGTCGACCGGCGTCGAGGCTCCGAAGTTCGGGCTGTCTGCTGCACTGCAGTACTCAGACCCAAAAGCCTTCCTTCTTGCGGCGATCAACGATTTGGAGATCGAGCCGAAGGAGCGGATCAACGCGGCCAAGGCGCTGCTCCCGCTGTTCCACGGCAAGGTCACCGACGGCGGCAAGAAGGGTGATCAGAAATCCGCCGCCGAGAAGGCTGCTGGCGGGAAGTTCGCGCCGGCCGCGCCTCCGCTGAAGCTGGTTGGCGGGAAGCGCTGATGGCCGAGTGGTCGACGGCCTGCCCAGATTGGGCGGATCGGCTGCGCGCGGGCGAGTCCATCATCCCGCCGCCGATCTTCCCTGAAGAGGCGGCCCGCGGCCTGGCGGTAATGCGCGAATTGAAGATCGTCGACGCACCCGGAAGCCCGGCCATTGGCGATGCATGCGCGCCCTGGGTGTTCGACTTGGCGGCGTCTATCTACGGCGCCTACGACTCTCGCCCCGGATCGGAAACTGAGGGCCGCAGACTAATTACCGAGTGGTTTGTCTGCCTGCCGAAGAAAAATTCGAAGTCGACCATCGCCGCGGCAGTGATGCTGACGGCGCAGATCCTGAATTGGCGACAGTCGGCCGAGTTCATCATCCTGGCGCCCACGGTGGAAATTGCAAACAACAGTTTCGCACCAGCGCGGGACATGTGCCAGAAGGACGAAGAGCTCGACGAGCTCATGCAGGTGCAGACGCACATCAAGACCATCACGCATCGCACGAGCGGCGCGAACCTGAAGGTGGTGGCGGCAGATAGCAACACGGTCGGTGGCAAGAAGGCCGTCGGCATCCTGATCGACGAGGCCTGGCTGTTCGGTAAGGTCGCCAATGCGGAGAACATGCTGCGCGAGGCCACAGGCGGCCTGGCATCGCGGCCCGAGGGTTTCATCATCTGGCTGACCACACAGTCGGATGACCCGCCGGCCGGCGTCTTCAAGCAGAAGCTGCAGTACGCGCGAGACGTGCGGGACGGCAAGATCATCGATCCGCGGTTCGTTCCGGTGATCTATGAGTTTCCTCAGGACATGCTGGACGCGAAGGAGCACCTGGACCCTGCGAATTTCCACATGGTCAATCCGAACATGGACTACTCGGTTGATCGGGAGTTCTTGGAGCGGGAGTTCGGCAAGGCGCAGAACGCCGGCGAGCAGTCGATGCGAGGGTTTCTCGCAAAGCATCTCAACGTTGAGATCGGAATGAACCTCCGCTCCGACCGCTGGGCCGGCGCAGATTTTTGGGAAAGACAAGGTACAGAGAAGGGGTTGACTCTCGATTCGTTGCTCGAGCGCTGCGAAGTGGTCGACGTGGGCATTGACGGCGGCGGCCTGGACGACTTATTGGGGCTTGCTGTCATCGGTCGATGCCGTGAATCTGAGACGGTGACCATTCCGCTGACCATCGATGCCGATACGGGCGAGGTCACACCCGCGCGCACTGTGACCCGGAAGCGCTGGTTGCTGTGGACCCATGCATGGGCACACAAGTCTGTGTTGGACCGGCGCAAGGAGATCGCGCCGCGGCTCCAAGACTTCGCGAAGCAGCGCGACGTGACGCTGGTCAAGGAGATCGGCGACGACGTGTTCGAGGTGGCCGAGATCGTCGCTCGCTGCGAGGCGTCCGGTCTGCTCGACAAGGTCGGATGCGACCCGGCCGGCCTCGGCGGAATCTTGGACGCGATGGTCGAGGCCGAGGTGCCTCAGGACAAGGTCATTGGCATCCGGCAGGGCTGGTCGATGACCGGAGCCATCAAGACGACAGAACGAAAGCTCGCGGAGGGCGCGCTGGTTCATGGAGGCCAGCCGCTCATGGCGTTCTGCGTCGGCAATGCGAAGGTCGAGCCGCGAGGCAACGCCATTCTGATCACGAAGCAGGCATCGGGGACGGCAAAGATCGACCCGCTGCTTGCCACATTCAACGCGGTGACCTTGATGTCGCTGAACCCCGAGGGGATGGGCTCTATGGATGATTGGCTGAGCAGTCCTGTGAAGGGTGGTCGTGCATGAAAAAGCCCGGCGCCTTGTCGCGCATTCGCGCGGCGATTGACGGATGGGTTCGCTCGTTCACACTGATGGACCGCGACCTGTACGTCGACCGTGAGTCTGCGAACGACGCCGGTGTGGAGGTTACGCCCAAGGCGGTGATGCAGTTGGACGCGGCTTGGGCATGCGTGCGGCTCATCTCCGAGACAATCGCGACGCTGCCACTTTCGATGTACGAGCGCACCCCTGCAGGCAAGAGACTGGCCTCGCAGCACCCGCTGCATTTCATCATCCACGACCAGCCGAACAGCGACTCGACAGCCTCGGTATTCTGGGAGGCGATGGTTGTTTCTATGCTTCTGCGCACCGGTGGCCGTGCGGAGAAACTTTACGTCGGCCCTAAGCTGGTCGGCTTGGCCTTCCTGGACCCGAATAAACTGGTTTGCAACCGCGACGCCGCCGGCCGAAAACGCTTCAGTTACCCGCGGCCAAACGGCGAAATGCGAGTGATCCCGGAGGATCGTATCTGGACCATCCCCGGCTTCACTCTGGACGGCGTCAACGGCGTGTCGGTGATCAGCTACGGCGCCAAGGTGTTCGGTTCGGCCATCGCGGCCGACAAGGCGGCTGCGCAGACGTTCAAGAATGGCCTGCTGCAGACCATCTACTACAAAATGACGAACTTCCTCAAGCCCGACCAGCGGGCGGAGTTCAAGAAGAATTTGGCGGGCTCTATCGAGCGCGGCGAGGCGCCTCTGTTGGAGGGTGGAACGGACGCCGGGACGCTAGGCATCAAGCCATCTGATGCGCAGCTGCTTGAGTCACGCGCGTTCTCGGTGGAGGCGATCTGCCGTTGGTTCCGCGTGCCGCCATGGATGGTCGGCCACAAAGACGGTACGAGCAACTACGGAACCGGCATCGAGCAGCAAATGATCGGCTTCCTGACGTTCACGCTGGGGCCATGGCTGCGCCGCATCGAGCAGGCGATCAGCAAGGATCTGCTGACGCCGGCCGAGCGGGTCCGCTACTACCCGAAATTCGCCGTCGAAGGGCTGCTTCGCGCGGACAGCGCCGGCCGGGCATCGTTCTACGGCGCGATGGTGAACAACGGCATCCTCACCCGCGACGAAGTCCGCGAACTCGAAGATCGCGAACCGATGGGCGGCAACGCATCGGTCCTCACCGTGCAGTCGGCAATGACCACTCTCGACGCTCTCGGCACTGCGACCGACGCAAACCAGGCGCGGGCCTCCATCCGCGCCTTTCTCGGCATCGACGCCGAACCCCAGAAGGGCTGAAACCATGACGATTCGAGCAATTCCGGGCCTCCCCAGCGGGCGGCCCCAGGCGGACGTGCGCAGCTATATCTCGCCAATGGCCCTCAGCCGATGGGACGCGAACATTCGTGCTTCTGAAGAGCAGGACGCCGACGAGCGGACCATCGGCATCTATGACGTGATTGGAGAGGACTACTGGACCGGCGCCGGATTCACATCGAAGCGCATGGCCGCTGCACTTCGCTCTCTAGGCAAGGGGCCTGTGACGGTGGCCGTTAACTCGCCGGGCGGCGACATGTTCGAAGGCATCACGATGTACTCGATGCTGCGCGAGCACCCGGGAGAAGTGACGATCAAGGTCATGGGCCTGGCGGCATCGGCAGCGTCGGTGCTGTCCATGGCCGGGGACACGGTTCAGATCGCGCGCCCCGCCTTCTTCATGATCCATAACGCTTGGGTGATGGCGGTCGGCAATCGCAACGACCTGATCGAGATCGCGCAGACGTTGAAGCCATTCGACGAAGCCATGGCCGATGTGTACGCAGCGCGCACTGGCGAAGATCAGAAGGCGATGGCGAAGCTCATGGATCGCGAATCGTGGATCGGTGGCAGTGCCGCAGTTGAGCAGGGCTTCGCGGATGCTTTGCTGGATTCCGACCAGGTCCGCAAAGGTGACGGCAAAGCCAACGCGGCGGCCGTGCGCCGCATCGAGTCAGCCTTGCGGGCGAGCGGCATGCCAAAGTCCGAGGCGATGCGCCTTATTAGCGAAATCAAGTCCAGCTCGGGTGATCCGGCTGGCGGCGGTGAGGGCGATCCCACCGGACGAATCGAGCTTGCGCCCGATTCATTCAGCACCACTGCGGCTCTCGCCGCGTCCCTCCTCTCCGTCAATTGAACACGCCCGAAAGGTAAATCATGTCCATCGAAAAAGATGTCGAAACCATCAACGCTAGCCTGACCAAGGTCGCCGATCAGATCAAGTCGCAGGCCGAAGTCTTCGCGAAGAACGCCGAGCAGAGCAAGGAAGTCGTCGCCAAGGTCGACGGACTGCTGCTGAAGCACGGCGAACTGCAAGCCAGCCTGCAGCACGCAGAGCAGGCACTGGCCAAACTCGAAGCCAACGGCGCCGGCGGCGACGTGAAGCACGAGACCTTCGGACAGCAGTTCGTCAACAGCGACGAATTCAAAGCCTTTGCCGGCAAGACGACCCCGCGCGGTCGCGTCGACATGACCTACCAAGCGGCTATCACCACGCTGACGACCGACGCCGATGGCTCGGCCGGCGACTTGGTGCAGACCACGCGCCTCCCGGGCATCATCGCCCCGCCGGACCGCCGCATGACCGTCCGTGACCTGATCACGCCCGGCCGTATGGATGGCGGCACGCTGGAGTACGTCAAGGAGACGGGCTTCACCAACAACGCCGGCATGGTGGCGGAAACCGCGGCGAAGCCGCAGTCGACGATGAAGTTCGACCTGGTCAGCACGACGGCGAAGGTCATCGCTCACTACGTGAAGGCCTCGCGCCAGATCCTGAGCGATGCGTCGCAGCTGGCGAGCTACATCGACGGGCGCCTGCGCTACGGTCTGGCCTTCAAGGAAGAGCAGCAGCTGCTCAATGGCGACGGCACCGGCCAGAACCTGCTGGGCATCATCCCTCAAGCGACGGCCTACGTCGCCCCGTTCGATCCGGTCGGCACCGAGACGAACATCGACATGATCCGTCTGGCCATGCTGCAGGCGTTCCTCGCCGAGTACCCGGCCACCGGCCACGTCATGAACCCGATCGACTGGGCCCGCATCGAGCTGCTGAAGGACACGACCGGTCGCTACATCATCGGCAATCCGCAGGGCCGCATCGGCGCGACCCTCTGGAACCTGCCGGTGGTCGAGACGCAGGCCATCGCCGTGGACAAGTTCCTGACCGGTGCATTCAAGCTCGGCGCCCAGGTGTTCGACCGCTGGCAAGCGCGCGTCGAAGTCGCCACCGAGAACGAGGACGACTTCATCAAGAACATGGTGACGATCCTCGCCGAAGAGCGCCTGGCGCTGGCTGTGTACCGGCCCGAAGCGTTCATCTACGGCGACTTCGGCAACGTCGCCTGATAGCCCGGCAACCCGCAAATCGAGAGGCCCGGTTCGCCGGGCTTCTCTTTTTCAAGGAGAGCACCATGCGCATCAAATTCAAAGCACCCGATCCCCGCGCCGGCACCATCGCCCAGATGGACAGCAGCCGCGGGCAGTTCTTCATCGACAACGGCTCCGCCGTGAAAGTGAAGGATGACGACACCGAAGTCGTTGCGACCGAAGGCGCCCGGACCGAAGCGCCTGCGACCGGCCCGAAGCCTTCCGAAGGCCTGACGGTAGCCGAACTCAAGGCGGCGCTCGAGGCGAAGGGCATCGCCATCCCCGATGGCGCAAAGAAGCCGGAACTGGCCGACCTGTTGGACGGAGCCCAGTAAATGAGCGTGATCACCCTGGCCAGCGCCAAAGCGCATTTGCGCCTGGAGTCGGACTATCCCGACGTGCAGGTTCAGGGGAAGCTCGACGCGGCTGAGAGTGCGGCCGCCCAATTTCTCAACCGGCGCGTTTTTGCCGATCAGGCCGCGCTGGACGCGGCGATCACTGCCGTGCCCGCGGCGCTTGTTGCCGCCGGCGTCGCCTACCAGGCCGCGCTGACGACGGCCGGCGAGATCGAAGACGGCGTCGCACGCTGTGCTGCCGAAGGCCACGCACTGCGCGTCTACCGCGATGCGCAGACCTTGGCGAATGAGACCTACGCAGGCATCGTCATCAACCCGCAGATCGAGGCAGCGATCCTGCTGACGCTCGGCCATCTGTTCGAGAACCGTCAGGACGTGCAGCAGGGCGCAGTGCAGCAGCTTCCCATCGGCGCTGAACAGCTTCTGTTCCCGTTCCGCGTGGGCTTGGGGGTCTGATGCGCATCGGCACGCTGAAACGGCAAGTCAAGCTACAGCGCCTGGTTGAGACGCAGGACCCGGACACCGGCGCCGTTTCGAACACATGGCAGGACGTCGCAACCGTGTGGGCGGACGTGCGCTACCTGAATGGCGTCGAGACGCTGAAGGCAGACACGACGATCAGCGCGGCCAAGGTTTCGATCCGCATCCGCTTCCGCGAAGACGTGGTGGCCAAGTGGCGCGTGGTGTACGCGCTGACCAATTTCAACATTCTGGCCGTGCTGCCTGACGCGCAGGACCGGGAGTACGTAGACCTGGCGTGCGATACGGGAGCGAATGATGGCGGGTAAGAAATTGCTGTCCATGGCCGGGCCCGGCGCCGATCTGCGCGACTTTCTCATGCGAGAGCTCAACATTCCGCGCGCCTCGAAGTGGTTTGAAGTGCGCTTCGGCGTCGGTGAGCCTGTGACGGTGCGCTGCGAGTTCTACGCGGAAGAGCCGCCCGACTCGCCGGAGCCGGCGGACGAAGAGGGCCCGGAACTGCAGGTTGCCAATTACGGCGGGCTGAATGGCTGACACGCGGACCCTGCACGGCCTCGACGACGTGCTGGCCAAGCTCAAGGCGCTCCCGCCAGAGATAGCCAGCAAGCGGGGTGGCCCAGTGAAGGCGGCGCTGCGCAAAGGCGCGGTCGTGATCCAGAAGGCAGCAAAGGCGAACATCCGCCGCATCACGCAGAACACCGAGGACGCCGGCTACGCCAGTACCAAGACGCTGGAAAACGCCGTCGTGGTTCGGCGCGACCCGAATCCCCAGCGCAGCGGTGCGAATGAGCGGTATCGCGTGATGGTCAGCCGCAAGAAATACGAAGGCCGCGATACCAAAGCGGTGGCCACCGGCCGCTACCTGGAGATCGGGACCGAGAAGCAGAGGGCCGAGCCATGGCTGACGCCGGCTTACATGAGTGACA